GCCTCAAGTTCCTCAATGTAATCGGCTGCTTGCATTCGAACATTGCAGTCTGCTTGCCAGAACTCAACGCGCCGCAATTTCTTCGTCAGCACAGCCTCTGCCTTCAGCGCCCGCTCGGCCCACTCTTCTTTGCTGGCTGCCTCTACTTTGTAGTCGCTCATTGGTCGCCCTCCAGTTCTTCAATGCGGTCAGCCATCACTCAATTCCTTCTGCGATAACATCTCTCATCAATACGGCGCACCATTCCGCAACGGTAATACCCTTAGGTGTTGTCTTGAATAACAGGTCTGCCTCTTTGATTGTAAGATTAATCATTAGCTCTGACATGCTACCCATTAGTTTCTTGTGCCGTCTGGATAGTATGTGTGAACGTGTATTCATGCTGTCGATGTTGCCATTGCGAACTGACTGGCGCTGAAGCCTGCCTTCGCCAATCATCCTAGACATACGACTGCCGACAGCGCCGCGTTTCATACCAACCTCGTCTGCTATTTGTTGAGTCGTAAGACCCTCGTTCGCAAGGGAAATAATAAGCTTATTAATTTTTTCAGATTGTGGACCGTGCATTATTTTTTATCCTCCGATGTCTCGTTAAGTTTGATTGCAATCCAAGGTGTTGATTGTCTTTTTTCTGGTGAGGGATTGGTGGCAAGGATAGCATCGAAGCTGTCGCCAACCTTTACGTCCTTAGTTAAATGGGGAGGGAGAAATAAATAATCACCATCAACTGTTATGGCGAATGCGACTCGAGCTTCGAGCATGTTGGAAATAGTTATCATAGTCATGTCGTGTTCCTTTATTTTCTTATGCTATACTTGTAGACGCGGGACCGATGCAGCCCTATTTCCATCGTCTCTCTGTCGATCATTGCATCTACAAACATGCGGTGAAGATAACTTGTGATTGATTTCTGCGGCAGGTCAGAGTGTCTAGCTATTTCTGCGCATGTTGCTTCACCCAACATATCAATGATCTCAAGGATTCCATTGATCTTTACTTTAACTATATCTTTCTGGGTGATTGCTCCGCTTGGCTTTATAATGCTTGCGCTTTGAGCTATGCGGCAAGGAAGGAAGGGTCGTTTTTTCTCTAAGAATTTACCGTACTCAAACTCATACAGGCAGTAGCCGTAGGTAATTTCTTCTCTCTCTGATAGAGTATTCGCTTTGTTCATAAGCTTTTTGTAGGTTAGGTTCCTAGCTTTTTTATCAACAGCGGAGTAGGGATGATCTTTATTAAACTTACTGATTGTTGGCTCGTCTTGTTTCTTTATCGACCTGATATGTCCTGAGACAAAGTTTAATCCGTACTTCTTTGTGACTACCCTTAACTGGTGGTCTGTTATGCTCAGCAGTCTCATTGTTTGTATGCGATTAAGGCCCATGCCTGCTGCGTCGATGATCTTTTGAATTTGTACTTCTGTCATTTCTTTCTCCGTTTGGGGCAGGCCGTTAATCCCGCCCCGTTATTGTTAGAATGGAATGTCATCGTAAGTGACTGAGTCTACTGCTTGCTCAGTCGGCTGAGATTGTTGTGGCTTTGCGTCTGATACATTGAACGTCATGTACGGCTTGCCATCTTTTGCTTTGCGCCATGCAGCAAGGCGACGAACCTCATTGAATGGGCCAGTGTAATCAGGCGCTGCCTCATTGCCCTTCTTGTCGTTCTCAAACAGGACGCCAATCTTCTCATAGACCTCGATGATTGTCTTGCCTGCTTGGGTCTGATCTTTAATCAACACCGTCTTGCGCTCGACGTTGTTGTCATTGATCTTACCTTGAAGGATGAGCCTCTGAGTTTCGAATGGTGCGAATGCTGCGCCACGGTTTGTGTTGTCGTATGTATCTGCCATGCTTTTGGCTCCTTGTTGTGTGTTGGGTGGGTAGTATTAGAAGTCTGTCTGAAACTTTGCGGGTGCAGATGCGGTCTTGTTCTTGACCGAAGCATTGCCATCGTCATCTTCGGCAGCGAGGCCAGCCATACCAAGCAAGCCATAGCGTCGAGCGTAGGTAATGGCAGAGCCGAGACCCTGCATGTCCTGCTTAGAGAGGGCTAGGTAAACCTTAGACTCGAAGGTCACGCCTGATGTATGGCACAGCATGGTGTTGACATAAGGTCCGTGTTCGTCAGAGCCATTGGCTTGCAGGACTGCGAAATTATTTTTGTGAAAGGCATCGACGGATGCTTCGATCACAGCGCCAAGGTCTGCATACTTGTTGCGAAAGTGTGGATTGATTGCATTCTTAATCAGCGGTGCTGTTTGTTTCTGTGCGCTGATTAGGTCTTTGATTGCGTCGGTCATTTTGTTTTCCTTTACTTGCGTGTTGTGAAGCGGAGTGAACCATTCTTGGCTCGTTTGATTGCGAGAAGATCGCAGTAAACTTCGCGCTCATTGGAGCCGACCATTGCCTTTAAGTCTTTCTTACTAGACTCAAATGCTTTGGCTGCTTCTTCGTACTCGATGTAGTCATGGGCTGCACTGATGAAGTGGTTGTCTGAACTGGCGTCACGCTTGACCATCTGGTCCACCTCAATCTTGTCGATAGAGATGTTCGGTGGGTCAATACCAAGCGGCTCTTGGTCGCGTACAACGTAGCCCCAGAAGTCTGACACCACTGCCCACATAGAATCGAAATACTCTTTGTTGCGTGAGACATAGGTGCTTTCCCATTTGTTGTTGCCAAAGATCACTGACATGTAAGCGCCGTCTGCATTTGCGAGGTGCATATAGGTTTGAATCTGAGGCATGTAGAACTCGATAACAGCATCCATGTTGTTGTAAGAATTGGTGTGCTTAGCTTCGATGATTGCGTTGTTCCACTTGGCGTCGATGGTTCCCTTGACTGGGACAATGCCAATGTCTTCTGAGTAAGATGCCTGATGGTCAGACAACTCACAGCTATACTCAGTCTCGAACCATTTAAGATTGAAGTCTTCAGTGTGTACGCCAAGCTGAACTGCGATGTTACGGCTGAGATCGTCTGACTCTACGCGACCTGTCTTGATTTGCCATAGCTTCAGCCACTCACCTTGCATGATCTTCACACAATCAGAGCCGCCGATGAATCCTTTACGTTCCATTTTCTTTCCTATCTGTTTTGTTTATGACTGCTTATGTGCAGCTTTATGCATGTATTTATCGTAGGGTTCAAGGTCTAAGTCAGTGATGCCCTCCTTTTCTTTTAGTATCTCACGCGACGGACTCTTCAGAAAGCTGTCTGAAATTGCGAGGCCTAGGCGTATGCTCTTTGCTGCGGCAGTGTATCTGTCGGCAACAGGTGATGAACGCTCTGTAAGGGGCGCTCCTTGGCTCTGAGCTACCTTCCTGACTACATCAGAGAACTCTTTGACAGATGGTAGCGTCCGAGTGCGGGCAGATTGCACGATCTCGCGAGTGACTGAGGACAATAACCTGTCCATCTTTTCCTTCTCGACATGGGAAGGAAGGTTTGAATTGATGCAGTCAATCACATCGAGGGCAACTGTCTTCGGGTCTAAGTCTTTAGGCATAGAGAAACGAACCAACATATCTTCTTTGAACCAAGCCTTGAGACGATTAGCGCGTTGGTCATAACTCATCGAGGAATCCTCCCTTCTGTTTCTTAGGTAGCTCAGCATCAAGCTCATCATACCAGCGCTCTTGATTAATCCATGTTGCTGGGTGTGGAATGAACTGCATGTCAGTACCTGCTTCGATGCAATGCCTAGAGTAATCCATTGCGCCTTGGATAATCTCGTTAGCATCTTCGTGTCTGCACATCTTGGCGAATGCAACACGCGCTGCCCCCTTACCAATGCGTCGAGGGTAAGTAGACCAGAACGAAAGGAAGGCAGGTGTATCTAGGGGGTGTGCCAATTTGGCACGGGTAGTAGTATTCTTAATAATATCTAGCTTAGTAATATTACTATCTACTTCGTGTGCCAATTTGGCACGGGTACCATCGGTCATCTCATCCTCCATACAGGTTATGACGTAAAAATTTGAGGTGCCAGCACGACTGACAACCTTGATGTGTCCTTCTTCAGCAAGCCATTGAAGACTTCGAGCGACAGACCTTAATGGTATCTGAGAATCTCTAGACAACGTGTCCCTCGATGGGAAACATTCTCCTTGAGCGTTGGAATACTTAGCCATTTGGATAAGCAATACCTTGGCAAACGGTTTGTCGATTGCACTCAAGGAAATGTCTGCTATAAGATCATAATTCACTGGCCTGACTCCATGAATACCTCCCTAACTAAAGGCAGTAGCTCCCACTACTGTCTTTTTTTATTAGGTATTTGTTAGTGATGAGAAATCAATCGAGTAAGACGCAACATGCTGTCCATCTCCGACTGTTATTTTCTCCGATACGATTGGATGCCCAAGATTTTTAAGTTCATACACTCTGGCTGCTAGCCTAAACGATCCAAACATTTGAAGCGCCTCCATTGGTGTAAGTGTCTTACCTTTCATTAGGTAACTAAGTATCTCTGCGTTTTGTGAGCTCATGTTTTTTTTCCATTCTCTTTTTACGTGCTCGTTTGTTACGAGCTATTCTCTTTTCGTCATCAGTTCTGTGCGTTGGGTGGAGTAAGCCACCGTGTTGAGGTGTGTTGTGTCGTAAGTAGTAACACAGCAAAGCCTCGAGCCATTGTACTTCATTCGTATTGCTTGCACGTCGTGCGAGGTTGAATACCTTACCTTCCATGCCGTTGCAGTTAATACACAATACATCTCGTATGTATCCTGTGTTGTGGTCGTGATCTAAAGCTGGGTTCTTATGTCCTGCTTTCATGCTGCACTTGCACAGTGGGCATGTATGCTGTTGTTGCTTGAGTAACTCTTTACGTTTGCTTGCTATTTCTGACGCCTTGAGTCTCACCAGTCGGTGTCCCATGTCGTCTGCTTAGTTGTACTTTTATCCCATTCGTTTTTAGTCACGCTGTTCTTAGTTGATGCAACCTTACGTTTAGGTTTTATCGACTGCGATTTCATTACCTTCTCAGCAATACGTGCTTGCCAGAAGTCATCACGATAATAACAGTCCATGCATATAAACCAGTGCTTACTCATCGTGCGTCCGTGGTCATTCTTTAAGACAGCAACGAAGTTCGTTACGTTATCCTCGCAAGAATCACAGAGTACTAACTCTTTTTTTAACTTCGATCTCGTACTCAAGAGCGTCTAGCCAACACATTAGCATGAACCCAGAGGGTATTCGCTTGTGTGTTTCCCACTTGTGGATCAATGAAACTGTGCATCCTATGCTATGAGCCAGCGCTTCTTGGCTTAAACTTCGCTCTCGTCTTGCGGATATCAGTTCGTTCACCAAGAGATCGTAGCTGTTCGGTATGCTCACGGGATTCTTTAAGTGCGTGAAGTTTTTCAATTGCCTTCATCACCTTTCTTGCTGTGTCATGCCTGAGTTCTGTCTTGGCATTGATTGTGCGATAGTAGGTTGACGTAGGAATGTCAGCGGCTTTGAAGGCTTTGAGTAAAGGCAGACCTGCTGCCTCTACTGCTTCTTCTAGAATTTGCATGTATGATTTCATGCATTACTAACTGCATCATTGCAGCGGTAGTGTCAACTCCTCGAGTGAAGGAATATAATCTTCAAGCTCTGGTGGCTGATAGTTTTCCTCCCAACATTTGGTTGCTCGATCAATAAACTTTTCTCGGTCAAAGTTAGGATTGCTTGCAGCAAGTAGGTCGGCCATGTCCTTGATGTGAGTAGGCCATGACAACATTGGTGCAATATTATCTGCAATGAATTCAAAGTGTTGACGTGACATGCGTGGGGTTTTCATTAGGATTTATCCTCATATTGAATTAACTCTACAGCAACAATCTGGTCTTCATATTTAAAATCATAATCCATTTCTGATATGACCTTATTAATATCTGCGCTTTCTTTGACGTATAACGCTACCGTCACGTGAATCATTTTCATTAGATTACATTCTCCATGTGTAGGTTAGTCCAGCGATTGTTGCCCATCGCTTTGGCGATAGCATCCTCACGATTGCGACGTGATACTTCTGGATTGGACAGGTCTTTGGTGTGCGATGCCCAGTAGGTCATGCAGTTATACAAGGCCCACTTGTTACTGCCGAGCTGTCGCTTTTCATCGCGCCAAATACCTAGCAGTTTCTCTAACTGTTTCTCGTTAGACTTATGCTTTAAGACTTGAAGGCTAGGTGCCTTGGCAATCGTATGCTTAAAGAAAGTCTCAGC